ATTCGTCTGCTCCTTGTGAAATGCTACCAATATGATAACATGGATACAATCTGTGTGTAAACTTGCAGTGTAGCCTATTTAATGCCAACATTGAGGGCACTGTCGAAAAAGTAATTTAATAAAGGAGGGTATTTATGAGATATACTATTCTGGTGCAAAGTGAAAAAGATCCAAAATTATACAAGTTCCTTACCGTTAAGGAACCTATATTGGAAGAAATTAAAACTGAAGTAACAGATGAGGAAACTAATGAAGTTAAAGAAGTAATTACATATGAGCCAACAGGAGAAACAAAAACTGTAAACTATTCGGTTTCTGACAAGCAAGAATTTGAAGATAAGTATATTAGCCTTTTAGATTCATATAATAGGAAACAGATTATACCTATTGCAATTGAAGATTACGCTTTGGATATGATTTTCGCTCCTGATTCCAACGAATAAATAATCATTTGGGAGAGTGGCAATTACCATTCTCCCAACATTCATGGGGAGATGCCAGAGTTCGTTTATTGTGCCAGTTTGCTAAACTGGTGTACAGAAATGTACCGTAGGTTCAAATCCTACTCTTCCCGTTATATATTTGCCTACTCCCATTGAGCCGGTTTGAAAATTAAATCGACTTAATAGGAAGGAGAACATTAAATAAATGAGTAATACAAACTTTATAGATTCCGATGGCCATATTGTAAAAAAATCAAATATGGTAGATGAACACCAAATTATTAAGATAACAGAAAAATTTCCTGAGCCTAAAAATATCGGGAAAATTGTATGTGGTGATGTTAATTCAAGTATTTTGACATTTGAAATAAATAGATATTACGATAACGTTGATCTT